GCACTTACAGGTGGAGCTGCTGCTTTAGCTGCTCCCGGGGCAATGGCTGGTGGCCTTGGCGCTGGGTTATCTACTTTTGGCAAAGGTGCGCTTGGGGCTTTTACAGGTGCAGGGTCGGTTGCTCCGGACGTTAAAGGGCTTGCTGGTGGATTGAGCACTGCGGCTGGCGCTTTAGGAAGAGGAGTTACAGGTTCTTTGATTAACAGTGCAGTTATGGGAGGAATGGGTGGAGGAGCTGGAGGCGGAGGTGGAGGCGGAGGTAGTGCTATGCCACAACAAGCGATCGCTGGTGCAATTGGGTCTTACTTTCAGGACGTACAGTCAGCAAACAAAAGCAATCGCATTTTAGAAGGAACGCTTAAAGATCCTGCTGTTCGCGAGGCGTTGTACCCGGGAGTAAAACAAGAGCAAGTTGACGCCTTGATGAAGTACAAGGACACGCTTGGCACAATTGATGGCGCACAATACTTGCAACAAACACTGCCAATGCTATCGCGAGCTGCTGCTGGCAATGTAGAGTTTGACAGGCAGATGAAGTTGCAGCGGCTAAGAAACGCTCCTGCAATGGAACGTATGGGTGGCGGAGGGGGTGGAGGTGTAGATTATGGGGCTGCGCATCAATCATTTTTTAGACAATAACTTTTTTTAACATGCCATTCTCCGACTACATTTCAGAAGATATTCCTAGAATACCTGCTCGGCCATTGGCTACAGTGGTTGATAATTATTTTGCAAGGGCACAGCAACCTGTTTTGCCGCCTTCAGAAGATCTTTCCGACCCAAACATGGGTTATCCACTAACTCCTCAACAGGAGGCTTTGTACGCATACGCCTCTCCCAAGCGGGTAGTGCAACTAACTCCAGAAGAGCTTGCTCAATATAATATACCAAATGCTCCCGTCGCCGCGCCACAGCAAGCACAGCAGTTAACTCCACAGGAGATGGCTAAGTACAATTTAGCAAATGCTCCGATGGATACCAGTTATAGCGGATCTGGTGGAGACTTTGGACCGGAACAGGCAGTTATGCCGCCTACTGCCCAGCCAACTACCCAGGCGCAGACAACTGCGCCACAGGAGATGGCACAGCCAGAGCAGGCTCCAATGTATCCAGAGCGGCAACATGAAAGCCGCAGGCAAGCCGTTAGAGAAAAAATTGCAAAAGCGCAACAGAATGCATTTCGAATGGCGCAGCAAAATCCAAGAGATAGAGATCTTATCTTTAGGACTTTAAAAGATACCATTGATACATACGTTAATCCAGAAGACCTTAAGTCATTCGATGACAGTGCATCTGCAAAGGTAATCATTCCTCAAATTGACAACCTTGCAAAAATAAGGGACATGTCAAAGATTGTTTACAAAGAGGTTACCGCTGCTGAAAAAGAAACAGACCCGAACAAGAAAAGAGAGCGGCTGCAATTGATGATTCCAAAACTTACGCAGTCTTCAGGAACTGGCGGAACAGATGCAATGCAGATTGGTGAATTTTTTCTTGGCGCTCCAGAGCTTGGAGACTACCAATTGTGGGCGCAAACATTGCCTGGTGGAGCTGCAAATGTAAACAACTTAATGACATATTTGGCAGATCCTAAAAAATCTGGATTTATTGCCAGGCCAGACGATTACATTGAAAAAATTAAAGGCAATTACAACAGTATTGCCAGTGTTAGAAACGAAAGAATGTCTGAGCTTGAAGCCTCGTCTTCGCCAGAATGGTTTCAACGAGTATCTGGACTTAAGCCGCTTCCTCTGTTTAAGTCTAGCCTTGAGTCTGAGCTTCAAGGCAAAAAAACAACTCCGGCAGCCGCTTCGGAAAAGCCTAAGCGCATTCGTTTTGAAATGAAGAATGGCGGTTTAATGCCTGTACAAGATTAATTATGCCACAAGAAGCTGTACTGCCTGACGGCACAATACTGGAGTTTCCAGACCAAGCGACTACTGAGCAAATCACTCAAGCTGTAAACCAGTATGCTCAAAGTTCTAGTCAGCCAACGGCAGCGCAAGAGCCAACCACCGATGCTGCTGACGTTGCGCGTGGATTAGCTCGCGGCATGGGGCCAGTTGCCATGGGTGCCGCTGCTGGCTTAATGAGCCCTATTCCTGGCGGTGCAGCAATGGGGGCAACTGCTGTTGCGGCGAGTCAGCTTATAGGTGATCCATTGGTGCTTGGGATGAACTACCTTCTTGAAACCGACCTAAAGACTCCCACGGAACTTTTTGGCCAGTTGTTTACTAAGCTCGGCGTTGATCCAACCAGTACGGAGGCAGGTAGAATTGCGGAGTCCGTTGGAAGTTCTGTAGCGTCAACGGCGGCAGGCATTGGAATCGGCAATGTACTTAAAGGAGCGGCTTCTGCAACCGCTCGCAAGATTGGGTCTGTGTTGGCAGAGAAGCCACTGCAACAGCTTTCTGCTGCTGCTGCTGGTGGCGCTACAGCGGAAGGATCAAGATATCTTGCTGAAGAAATGGGCGCAGGCACAAAGGGGCAGATTGCTGCATCTTTAGTTGGAGGACTTACTGGGGGTTTAGCAGCAGGAAAGCTCACCAACATGGCGCGTCCAACAACAGGGCCAGCCGTCGCAGGAATGACTGCCGCAGAAACAGCGCAAGCTGTGGCTGAAGCTGAAGCGGCAGGAAAGCTTGTTCGCACATCTGATGTAATCCGACCAAGCGGGCCAATTAGCCGTAGATTTCAAGACTTGCGCGAAGCTGTTGGTGGGGAGGAAGCATTTATTAAGCAATCAGAACAAAGACTGCAAGATGTTCAAGATGTGCTTGGGAAATTTGGCGCAACGATTGGCGGCGATGCCATACGCGATGTTACTGCAAACCTCAATGCAACTAGACAGGCGTCGCTTTCCAGAAACACTGGAATTGTTAATGGCATTTTAAAAGACCTAGACAGCACTGGAGTTACAGTGTCTACAGCAAATGCAACTAAAGCAATTGACAATGAGCTTAAGTATCTTACTGGCGTAAATCCAGGTAGGCTTGCTTCAGTCATCACAGAACTTAAGTCTATTAAAAGTGGAATCCAAGGTAAAACTGCGTCTCAGGTAGCTGCAAACTTAAAGCTTGCAGGAGATTTACTTGATGATCCTGGATTGGCATCAGTTAAGGGGTTGGCTGGCAAGTCAATGGATCGCGTATATGGCGCAATTAAACAAGAGTTAGGAGACTTCATTGAAGCTAGTGGGCGTGATAGAAATGCGTGGGCGTCTGCAAATAAAAACCTACACGAAATGGGGAAAGAGCTTCAAGATCCGGCGCTTAGAGCGGCTTTAAATAAAGGCACTGTAAATAAAGAACTTGCCGGAAAACTACTGTTTAGTAAGTCTAAAAGCGAAGTTGAGTTGCTTTATAAGAATCTTGATGATGCTGGCCGAGCAAATGCTCGCGCTGCTATTCTTGAAGACGTTGCAACTAAGTCTCTGGATAATAAGACAAGTCAACTTTCTCCTGTGCGATTTCTTGGAAATCTTGGAAGAGCAGAAAAACAAACTGGCGTATTTTTTAGTAAACCACAAAAAGACGTACTAAATGGTCTCATTAGATATTTAAATCTTACAAGTAGAGCCGGAGAATTTAACCTTGATCCAGCTACCGGACAAAGACTGCTGATTCCTACGATTGCTGGCATGATTGGGCATTCGCTTGGATATGTTGGCACGGCTGTAGCCGCTGCTGGACTATACGGACTTAATCAAGTCTATGAAACGCCGGGAGTTCGCAAGCTGCTGCTTAAGCTGCCAACCCTTGCGGCTGGGTCGCCTGAAGAGTTTGCAATGTCTAAGCGCATTACTCAGGCCATGCAAACCACGTTGCAAGACCAAGCAGTTAGCGACATTGAGCGCAAGAAGATGCCTGTAGCGTTTATGGACAAGTCCAGCAGTCGCGAGCCTCTTGGAGACGGATATGTGCTTTCTGATAATTTAAACGGCATGAAGATTGTCAGCAAAGGCAACACATCCCATAAACTATTTGATTCCAATGGACGACTTGTTGGCATTTTTAAAAGCGAACAAGAAGCAAAAAATAGAGCAAGCAAAGATGTCATTTCTAGGGTAAAGCGAGAACTGAAACAATCCAAATAACCATATGCCACTCAAACACTCCGCCTCCGACAAAGCTTTCACTGAAAACCTCCGGCGCGAGATCGGCGCTGGCAAGCCACAGAAGCAGGCTGTAGCCATTGCCTATCGCGTGCAGAAGGACGCTGCTCGTCAGCAGGCCGCTACTAAGCGCAAGAAATAGCCTATGGCTAACATAACACGGAAGTGGAAACGCTTCCTTGCAGTATCATGCAGCCACGGCTTCATGGCCGACCAGGCTGTACTCAAGGAAGTCCTTCGCTTTCGTGATCGATGGAGGCCGGACACGGTGCTGCATCTGGGCGATGCCATCGACATGACGTGCCTGCGCAGTGGCGCTATCACTAACGATAGTCACGACGCTACCGTCGATCCTGAGGCTGACCTGAACGACGGTCTGGCGTTTATCTCCGCACTGCGTCCCCAGCACTATCTGCTTGGCAACCACGAGGCCCGGCTAGTCACGCTGATGAGCCACCCTAAGGCGATCATCTCGGCACTTGCGACTCGTGTGTACCACCAGATCCACGACCGAGCTAAAGCCATCAAGTGTAAGGTATACGACTACAAGCTCAAGATCGGCTTTGTTGGTTTAGGTGATGCCTTATTTCAACACGGCTATCTTCACAGCGAGAATGCGCTGCGGGATTCCGCCGAGCGGATGTGCCACGGCAAGTACACCAAGCTTGTCATGGGCCACATTCACCGTGTACAAATCGCTGAAGGTCGGCGCATTAAAGGGGTGACTGGCTACTCTGTTGGGTGGCTAGGAGATCCAGAAATGGCTGGCTATGCGGAGAATAGGATTGCAACCACTGCTTGGAGTAGAGGTTGGGCGTGGGGTGAATACACTGACAACGAGACAATTGTATGGCTGACAAAAGAAACAAAGGACGGAGGCTTTCGGCTCCCCGTGTAAAGGGGGACTGGCTCGCGCAGCTTGCCGAAAATCTGCACGCAAAGTCTGCTCCTCCAGGGTGGTACACGCTCACTGAAATTGCTCAACGCTTGAATATGGGCAGAACTGCGGCGCGTAATGTACTCAAGCGAAACAAGGCTGCCACAAAGACATTTTTGCACAAAACGTGTGACGGCAGGATAATCCCAACGGTACATTACAAGTTATGAGCCCGCAAGAATCTGAACGCCAAGCTATCATCCAACGTGCAAAAGACATTTTGTCTGAGTACTTTGAGTGCGGCGAGATTCTGGTGCAGGCGCAGAACGAACTTGATAACGACAACACAGATCGGTACGAGGCCGGTTGGGGCAACCGTTTTGCTCGTGATCGCCACATCCATCTCATGCACAAAGAACGTGTGCTAGAACATTCTTGGTCAGAAGAGTGTGATGATGAGGATGATGACGATGATGATGAAATTCGTGCAAAAAAGTAGTTGCGCGTAGAAAAGCAACGTGTACGTTGCTGGCATTCGGTGGATGGTCCATCGATGAAACTTAACAAAAATGAAAGTAGCAACAATTGCAGACTTAGCGAACCTTGCCGACGGCAGCGTCATCGGTGAGATCAGAGTCACAATCAAGACGGTTTACCCACCCCGTACTGGTCAGGGTAAGTTTGGTGAATGGCGCGTACAGAACGCGGTAGTCCAAGATGCCACTGGCGAGTGCAAGGCCTCATTCTGGCTGCCAGACGAGATGGGAGATCTCAAAGGCCAGATGGTGACCATCAAGTCACAAGCTGGCAAGAAGGGCCTTGAGGGCCTGTCAGTAAAGACATCCACTCATTCCGGCGAGAACGAGTTGAAGGTCACCGACAAGGCTGCCATCATTGATGACGCAAGCGGCGCGTCACCAGTGGCAGGCCCACGCAAGCCTGTGCAGGCTTCGTCACCTGTGTCGCTGACTGTGGCTGATGCCAAGCGTGCGCTCTTTCAGGCTGCACAGCTTATGGCTGAAGCTATCAAAGCAGCCGAATGGGTTGGCAAAGAGGTTAAGGCGCTTTCGCCTGAGCATCTCCAGGCTATCGCGACCAGCTTGTTTATCTCCGCAGATCGTGCGGGCTTTGCGAAGGCATTCCCCTCAGCGCAGGTGAAGGCAGCGAAGGAAGAAGCACCTGAACTAGAGGAGGACGATCTCAAATGGTAAAAGCCAAAGATATTGCCCAGCTCGCAAACGTCTCACTTCAGACTGTCCTGAAGTGGGCGCGTGAAGGTAAGATTCCTCATCACCGTATCAGCCCGCGCTGCTTGCGCTTTTCGCTTGAGGAAGTTAACCATTGGCTCCAAGTCAAACGAGATGCCAATAAACAGCAGGGCTAAAGGCTGCCGTGGAGAACGCCTCTGGCGCGACGAGTTGCGTGCGGCGGGCTTCACGGCCCGTCGTGGGCAACAGTTTGCCGGAGGTGGCGACAGCCCGGATGTGGTGTGTGAGGAGCTGCGCGGACTACACCAAGAGGTGAAGTTTGTCGAGAACCTCAACCTCATCAAGGCCACTGAGCAGGCAGAACGTGATGGCGCCGGAAAGCCGTGGATCGTTGCTCATAAAAAAAACAGGACACCCTGGCTAGTCACGATGAACGCTGAGTTGTTCTTCAGACTACTCAGGGATGGGATGGACGGGCTTAAGTAATTCTGCACCATGCAGGGGTGCGCCTGCACAACGCACACATTTACCAAATGACAAACGAAGAATTAAAAACAATAGAATTTGAGGCAAAGGATGGCGTGTACTGCATTGAGGATGATCGTGTGCAGGCTTTGATTGAGGGATACTCAAGCAAGTTGGATCTGAAATATGAACTTCTTAAGGCATCGGCTTGGTTGCGTAAGAATCGCAGCAGACAACGGGAGAAAAAATTAGTGTTTCGTTTTCTAATCTGTTGGTTGATGAGATCATTGAAATATCAAAAACATGAACATAAGCATTAACATTAGCTACAAATCCGGCACCAAAGTCGAGCTGGTCGTCCCTCTCGAGGAGCCATGCCAGATCGTTAGCGAGCCAGAATCACCTGTGACGCCTGAGCCGGTACAGCCTGCACAGGACTTGGCTGACGCCATGTGCATCGTCACGAACAAAGAGCTCGAGTCGTCAGGTAAGCGGTACACGTCCGTGAAGGAAATGGTGGACGAGCTTTGCCAAGGCCCCGAGTCAGGCAAGACGATGAGCATGTACAACATGACATTCCAGACTCAAGACGGAAAAGACTGGCAGGTGCCTCCCGGCCTGATGAAAGATCTGGTCATCATCTACGGCGAGAAGACCGTGGAGCAGGAGCTACTAAAGGCTCACGCCTGGCTCGAAGCTGACACTCACCGACGTAAGACCCAGCGCGGCATGGGGCGCTTTCTCAACGGCTGGCTCTCCCGTGCATCCTCAATGGTGCGTACACCGATCAAGACCCTGCTTAAGCGCGACACTTTAATGGCATCAAATGGAAGCACCCAAGAAAGCTGGTAGGCGCAAGCCGGTGGAGTTGCCGCCCGACACGGTGGTGCCAACCGCAAGCGAGGCTGAACGTGGCATAGCGTCGATTGCGCTGAACCACCCTGAGGTCTTCCTGCATCACATCAGCGAGAAGAACTTCAAGGTAGCAGACATCTTCGATCCGCTGAGTCACCGAGTTTGTGAGATCATCTTGCAGCAGCAGTCCCGGAACGCTTCGTCAGAAATCCGTGTAGTCTTTGAGAAGGTACGCGAGACACTGCCTCAGGTACAGTTTCACGAACTTAGCGAGCTCTACACGCTCATGCCGATTGCGTCGGCCATTGGCGACCTCATCGAAATCGTCAAGTCCACCGCCAAGCGGCGCACCTTGCAGCATGTCGCTTACGAGACGCTCATGGCTATTGGCGACCAGACGCAGCAGACGCCGGAGTTGTTAAGCGATGTCGTGATGAAGGTCGAGAGCCTGTCCCGTGAGCTTGCGCCGCCGAAGGTCATGGACACAAAGGCGCTCTTGCTTAATGCGCTGACTCGATACGAGACTGGCGACGATGAATCGATGCGGATTAAGACCGGCTACTCCGCTATCGACAATATGTGTCCGATCAGATACGGAGACTTTGTCGTCATTGGTGGCGAAACTAAGTCCGGCAAGACGATGCTGGCACTCAACATAATTGCAAACTTGATAAATGAACAAACTGATTAACCTTACACCTCACGACATAGTCATTACTGGCTATGGCATTATCGAGCCAAGCGGCCAGTCCGTAAAGGTTCACTCTCATCTGTCCAAGGTGGACGACATCGATGGTGTACCCATCATGTGCTGCAAAGACGCAAAGGTCAGCAACCTGCCAGACCCGGTTAATGGCGCGTTGTACATTGTTCCCGGCTATGTCCGCACGGCACTACCTCACAGGAAAGATTTGGCTAGTCCAACAAAACTCATCCGCGACGGAGCCGGCAAAATTGTTGGCTGCGGTGCGCTTGAAATCAACCCATAACAAAATGAAAAACGAAATACACTACGATTGGGAAATGACAAAATACCGTGGAACCCACGGTCTATCGAAGCACAGCCTGGACGCTTTTGCAGTCTGTCCAAGCTACTACAAGTGGAAGGAGAGCCAAGAGTGGAAGCCCTCCCGCGAGATGGAACTCGGCACGCTCGTCCACAGCTTGGCGCTAGAGGGGCGCTGCGAGTATGCGATTGCGCCAGCGTGCGATCGGCGCACCAAGGAGGGCAAGCTGACGTGGGAGAACTTTTGCCAAGAGAACCTTGGTAAGGTGATCCTCAACGAGGATGAAGGAGCGCGTGTAGAGGGTGCGTGTGCTGCCGTGGAGCCGCTTCTTGAGATGATCACGGCCAATAAGATCATCGAAGCATCCATGTTCTGGGAACGTGACGGCGTCCAGTGCAAGGGGCGTCCTGACATGATCACAGAGATCAAGGGGCGTCCGGCTATCGTTGATCTCAAAACAACCAGCGACTGGTCTAAGTTCGACCACAAGTTCTTTAGCTTTGGGTATGACAAGCAGGCCGCTTGGTACACTTACGGGTTGGAGCAGATCACCGGCCAAGAGGACATCGACTTTTACTTCTTGGTCGTCGATATGCAAGCGCCCCATCTCTCGCAATGGGTGAAGGCGTCCACCGAACTTATCGATATCGCCAACCAGCAACTCGACGTGACCTTGTCGCAGTACAAGTTGTGCCTTGACCAGGACGTGTGGCCCGGGCCACCCACGATGCGCGTGATGTTACCAAGAAGATGGGAGGAAGCATAATATGCAAGACATACCACGAGGCGAATTGCTGGACAAACTGGCTGATGGATGGACTGTGCGGCGTAAAAGCTGGAAAGAGGGGCGGTGTATTTCAAAATCAGGAGGCAACACTTCAATAAGCGGTAGTGATTTAATCGAAGATGATTGGGAGGGAATATCGCCACATTCAATTTTAAAAACCGTAGGATGCAGAATTATATACTCTATGACTGAACTATCAGAAGGTAGGGCTAGATTTGTGCGGCGTAATAGCTGGGGGCAGTGCGTTCCGCTAAAAAGATGCGAAAAACAGCATGCTCCATTTGAGCTTAGTATCGAAGACATTGTGGCTAACGACTGGGAGATATGGCAATGACCGACTGGGTACTCATTCGCCGCACCAACGTGCTGCAAGACGTGGAGCTGCCGCGTCCAAAGCGCACGCAGGACATCATCTGTATCGGGCCGAAAGACGCGCTGGGCTCCAAGATGGAGGCGCTCATGCTAATGCCGGAGAATCAATCGACGGATCTAATCGAGGTGAAGTATGTGTTGGAGGAGTACACGGGGCAGCACTCGCACACTTCAGCTAGGCCTGGGAATGGAACGCGATGAACAAAGGAATACTCGTCATCTCGCTTGAGATGCCAGCCAATCAGATCATCGACCGGCTCGTTGCCCGGCTAGGCAGCGTCAGCCTGCGCACCCTCGCTGAGGGAGCCAAGCACGAGCGTGACATTAGAGGCGTCCACAATGCCATCCAGAAGCTCAACAACAGCCGTCTGGTGATCCGCGACGATCTGTACGATATCGCCAACATATGCGCCACGGCACGGGCTATGGCGAAGTCGCCTGACGGTCTGGGCGTACTCTTCGTAGACTACATCCAGTTAGTGCGGTGCGACCTAGGCAAGGACAGCAGCCGTGAGCGTGAGGTGGCTGAGGTCAGCCGGAGTCTGCGCCTACTTGGCATCGAATTGGGTTGCTTAGTGATCAGCATTACGCAACTAAATGAGCAGGGTAAAGCTCGTGAAAGCCGCGCAATCGGACAAGACGCTACAGCCGTGATGGTTGTGAAGCTGTCCGACGACGCAGAGTTTCGCGAGATTGGCATACCCATCCAACGAAATGGTCCGTGTGGCGTCAGTGCAAATCTGCGTTTCCACGGCAAAACAGCAACATTCCACAATGAATAAAGTAAAACACTACCAGTCATATATGAAACTTGAACCCGACAACTCAAACAAAGCACTGCCCTACCTCTGGGCATTTGCGACACTTGCGATTCTAGATGGACTAGCCATTGCCTACTTCGCTCAAGAACTTTGGGAAGCAGTCGTGCTGCTTGCGTTGTTTATCTCAAGCGCCGTGTTCGCGGTGTCAGCCATGTACGAATACAACGGAGGTCGCAGATGATCAGCACAGGATACCCAGGTGATAGCGATCCTAAGGACGAGCATCCAGTCTGCTGGTACTGCCGGGAAGATTTGACTCAAGACTTTTGGGGAGACTGGTTCTGCCCTGAGTGTGATGCTAAAGAAAGTCAAAAGAAGAATGAAGAACCCACCTAAAATACAAGTTGCTATTGCTATACTAAGCATTCTAGCATTGGCGCTGGGCTACATCTTCGACCGAGAATGAGTGCTCAACTAATCGAATCGCTCATGGAGCGCATCCATGTACTAACACAAGAAAACAAACGACTAACAAATGAGAATCAGGAATACAAAAAGACAATCAAACGGCTGGGTAGGCAGGTTGAGACTGGTCGATCCACGGGAATGGCAGAGCCGGATTATGGAACTGCCGGTGAAGCTGCAAGTGTTTGTGGCGCAGATCGTGTGGTGGGATTACTTTGCAGACAAGACGGTGCCGAACCGTTGGCTGGAGATGGACATGTGGCTCCGCGCACATCCTAGCACTTTTCGCAAGGAAATGTGGCCCTCGAACGAGGAGATGATCGATGCATTAATCAGCATCGGGTACGAGAACAAGACTGCACACCGTCGAATGGGAGTCAAATTCGCAGCATGAGCGTACAACTACAACAATACATGGACGCGCACAATCGACAGGCCGAGATGATCGACAACCTAAAGGCCGAGCTTATCATGTACAGGCACTTCGCCGTACAGGCTGCCTCAGCGATCGAGCAGCTTAAGCATTGCCTACTCAAGCACTACGACGCTCACTCAGCGTTCCCTAACGACCGGGCTGCACTGCTCGATGCTGACCTTGTGTTGGCGGAGGCGTATAAGCTGACACAGAAGGAGGGGAAATGAGCGACGAACAAATCAACGCGGCAATTGCAGATGCAATTTCGCCTAGACTGGTTTTGGGGAATAGCCAGTTTTACAAAAGTGGAGATGGGTGGGTGGTAGATTGTCCAAACTACTGCACGGACCTCAACGCCATGCATGAGGCGGAGAACACGTTGACTGATGCCAACATGTTTGTTATGGCCCACCACATTGAACGGTTGGTTTCCGCAAAAGGACAGCATTATTTCCACGCGACAGCTCGCCAACGGGCAGAGGCGTTTCTGCGGACGCTTGGCAAATGGGAGGCAACTACCGAGCAATCCTCGGTAGATCATTTGCGTGACGCCACGAAAATGATGGAGGAACAACCATGAACTGGGAATACCAACTGATGCGCGATATGCTGGAGCGCGCTAATATTTATAGAGATATTCCCAGCCCTGAATGTCAGAAAACAGGAATGATGTTGCGGTCAGCCGCTCGCGTGATGATTAATTGGGATCGAAAGCTTGTCTTTATGGAGATTGCGCTGCGTAAAATTGCGAACTTAGAGAACACGCAGTTTAACAATCATGCAGACGAGATGCATCGAATTGCGCGGGAAGTGCTGGCTAATTGGGGATCAGACCAATCTGGTGAGCACACCGAAATGGTGAAGGAGGTGCAGAAGTGAGCGACAACATCGAGAAACTCAAGGAGCATTCACAGATGCTGGGGCGCATTGCCTCATATGTTGAAAACTTTGCCGAGAGCGACGAGGACACGACAGCCATTTGCGTGCTGCGTCTGTTGGCCAAGTATCACCAGCTTGAAGCTGATTGCATGTGGGACGCGATTAAACATGAGGAGACTCGGAAATGAGGCCGTTTGAGAACCGGCGCAAGTTGTGGGTGTACCGAATGGAGCAACTCAGCGGCTGTGCGCCCCTCGACTTCAAAATGGCCCGGTACATCGAGAAGCTCAACATACGCAATCCAGACCAGCTTCGCTACGCACTTGAGCACAACCAACAGGTCATTTGGGTAGGCATGAAGGCCATGAACAGGCTGCGGGCGCTGGTTGGCATGCCGTTAATCGAGCGCAAGCATTCGTGGAAAGATGAGGCGAAGCGGCTGTATAAGCTTCTCGACTCCGCAGGAATAGAGTACGTTAAACAAAAATGACACAACACGAAGAAAACTGCTGGATAGAAGCCGGTTTGCGATCTGATGGCGTTGAGTTGGGTGTGTTTGAGAAGGGTGCAATTGTGCACTATGGGCGATTGCTGACAAAAGACCTAGTGCAAGCAGGCAGGGATGCCAGAAGCGAGAACTTTGATCTACGCTTGGAGAACAGTGCCTTACGTGCAATGATTGAAGCTCTTAAAGATCAAATTCAAAAATGAAAGTCAGCGCCTGTTCATTCTGTGGCAGTAAAGCCGCCCGCCCACAACAGGCGTTGGTTGGCATAGATTGGTCAGTTGTTTGCCAAGATTGCGATGCAATCGGGCCATCAGCGTTGTCTGCTAAGTTTGCTATTATGGAGTGGAACAGGGTGCCACCTGCCGCTTGGGCTGTTAATAGGAGGGCATACCAAGAAGAGATTAAACAACTCAAGGCTAAAATTCAAAAACTAAAAGCAAAATGTTCAACGACGAAATTGCAAAAGCAATAATTAAAACAACGGAAGTTATGACCGAAGAACACACCATTGCTGCCGAGATGCTGCTCCTTCAGGCTGAAGAGGAGATTTCAAAACTGAAAAATGAAATTCAAATTTTGAAAAAGGAGCGGGAAATTGAGGCTGATATTCAGCTTCGCATCGCGCTCAAGGCTGACAAGTATTACATGCAGCTCCAGGCCATCCGTGAGGCTGCCTTTGGCGACATCACCGGGATCACAGCGGAAGACTTGTCATTTATGGAGGAGCGAGAGTGAGCGACAATCCCAAACGAAAGAAGCGCAACGCCGTGTACCGCTCCCCTGAGAGCAGGGCACGGCAGCTTGCTGGGCTGAGCGGCGTGAAAATCGAGAAGCATGTGCCGGGTGTGGTCATGGAGAAGGTCAACGGTCAAGGTGCGCTTGCCGGTATCCCGCCCGAGATTCAGAAGAAGGTGCTGGATCTATTCGTGAGCGGGCAGCATAGCCGAGCCATAGCTATGCAGTTGGGTATCAGTGAGCGGAGCGTGGACGAGATCAAGGTGAGTGCGCTCGACATGGACTCGCAGTTCCGGAATGCGTACTTCAATACGAACCTGAAGGCGAAGCTGCAAAGTGTCATTGATGGTGCTGCACAGCGGGTCATGGAGCTCATGCCGGAGATGTCCGCGAAGGACGCTGTGCTGGCGCTAGGGATCACGCTCGACAAGTATGCTAATCTAGAGAAGAACAAGACCCCGGATGCGCTGCACCAGCATGTCCACTTGCATACCAACCAAGACATCTCTGCCGCTTTCATGGCGGCCCTTAAGCCGCCGAAAGCTCAAGACCATGATGGAACGATTAAAAACGAGTGATGCGATGGCAGAGCAACCTTGTAAATCGGAAGTCAGCCTTCCAAATTTCAAGCTAGATTCGAAATTGCTTTTGGAGATTCCAAATTCAAATTTGGTTTTACCGAGCGGGATTGATTTGGCCAACGAGGTGCTCGACCTGCGCGATCTTACCGAGCGGTATTGGCGCGTGATCACGGCGCAGCATGTCAGGATAGCACGCTTGGAGAGCGAACTATGTGCCAGGACTGCGCAGCTCTAGAGGAAGAGGCAGAGTTTTATGCGAGTGAAGCTGCGAAGTGGAAGCGGATGTATGTGCTAGTGCATAGGCGTGAGACGGCACTGGCGCAGAGGCTCCGGGTGCTGCTCCAGAGCTTGCGCCAGGTTGCGCGAGAGGCGCGAGGGTTGGGGCGGAATTAATTCCGTGGAATTCGACGGGATTTGAGTAGCGTAGCGTGAAACGTTACGTTGCCACAGTGGCCTGATGGCCCTCCGCAAGCCTCAAAGGCCTTTTCTTCGGCGTGAGAGGCATCATAGGCACTGACGTGCATTATTTCTTCCTCTGTGCCGTCTTCGTAGCGTGAAACGATTTTGACTCTGTAGGTTTTCATATGTGCTTTTGGTTTTGGTTTTGCTTATCTGAAATCAAATTTGCTTTTCTGATTCCAGATTTCAAAATCAAAATAGTATTGGTGATTTCAAAATCAAAATTGGTTTTCTAAATTCAAATTTCAAATTTGGTTTTGGCCTGGGCAAACCGAAAGCCGAAAACGGCCTGGATGATGCGGCGATGCGGGTACTGGGTATGGGTGCGTGCGTGCGTTTGGCGTGGAAAAGCGTCAAAAAGTGATGCTTTTCAGACCAAAAAGGCGCGAAAGAATTGAATGTGAGAAGGTTAGATCATACGAGAAAAGGGCGCGCAAAAGCCCCTAGGCGGTGAACCTAGGGGCGTTTCCTTAGCGATGGGTTAGGCGTCCATGTTAGCAAGCGCACGCTCTATCTCATCAACCAACAACTCGGGGTCGTACCCATCAAACAGGTCAGACATCGATGCGGCCGCTCCGTTGGCATCGGCTCGCCACAGTCGCGAGAGAGCCGATTCTAGGCGCTCTGGGAGCGTGTATGGGACAACGCTATACTCGCCATCGTCATACATCCTTTGGGCGTCTGCATGCGCCGATGAGGGGTTGCGATACACCTCTGGGGTTAACTGATCCGCGAACGGATCAACGTGTAATTTAACTTTGTAGTACATTAGGCCAGCTCCTCCAATAGCTCGGTGTCTACGTTTGCGCGACCTTCCATACGGTGCGCATCCTCTTTTGCGCCGTTGACGGCCTCAATGGCGGCCTCTATGGCCTTCATAGCGTCATCCATTAATGAAAGACGCATATCAGCGTTTTCGTGAAACCAAATGGCTGCCTCTAGAGAGGCTTTAGCTTTGATTAGTGTGGGAATTCTCATGTGTTTGTTTAGTTGGATGCTAGTGGAGTCTATAGGTGACAGTCTGAATGTCTTTGTTCCAGCATGCCCGGCACTCGCCGCATTTGTTTCCTTGCGTAGGCGCCGGACATGTACCCGCCGTTGATGAGACTTCGCTTGTGGTGACGCCTAAGCCCTCCGCTAGGCTGTTGGGCCCAGCTTTATCTACCATATAGGCGGACAAACGCACCGTCAGGTTTGGAGGGAATGAGCCGAACAATTCAACGTACTCGGAGACGATGCCGTACTCTTTTGTGGGGAGCCAAAACTGTATCTCTGGCAAAGCGATAGCGATGCGGACGATTGCTTTCAGCGTCTTGATGCTTTGAAGGTCGCCACTATCGAACCAACGGAAGAAACCGCTTTTCTCCGTGTCGCGAATCTTGGCAATCATCGCTGGCACCCATTGCGGCGATTCCATTAGAGCGAGTCTCGCTTGCAAGGTTCTCTGGACGTTTGGCATACGGTAGAACCCTTTTAGTGCGTAGCAGCCATGGCAGACGGATCCCTCAACCTGTGCGAGTTTGGAGCCGGTCTTACATGCGAGAGCGGGAACAGACCAGCCTTGGCAAGGCATTTTTGATGGTTGTGATAAGGTAAACTGCATATATTTTGTTTGTAGTGTGTTTGTGTGGAGCACTTTGCTCCCTACTACGTCCCCGCAGAGACGCAGTGTGGGAACCTAGATTGCTAGGCCCAAATGTCTGATTGACATAAAGACCATCCTTCGACTCTGTAAACAGGGTTTTCTCCAGAGTCAAATATTGCCATATGCTCACCGTATATCCCTTGAGGGTCAGACTCTATACCAGCCTGTATAGAAACATTATACTTTTGAAGCAACGCCTTAAGTTCTTTTAAAAATTCTTGTTCTGCTTTAGTTTTCATGTGTTTTGTTTGTAGTGTGTTTGATGCTTGTTAGTTGTTACGAAAAAACATTCCGTTGTGTTCGCAGTAGTCATATCGCAGCGCGGACTGCCACACGGCGCGCCAGTCTATGCAGTCGCGTAGGAAATCAGGGATTCCCGAGAGGCATTCGGTTTCCTCACAGTGTTCCTCGCAAAAATGTTCAACGTCGTCATATTCGCCAGCGAAAGCCTCTTGAGCTTGGTCAAGCGTAGTTTCCTCTATCGGATAGCCTACAGCCTCCGCGTAAGCCTCCCAAAGATCGCGCTCTCGCTCAGTGCACGCAATCCAGTCCCAAAGCATCTGCGGCACAGAGGATTCAGAGTAAAAGCTTTTGGGAAAGCCTTCAAAGTCTTGAAACATCAGCTCAGGATCTTGCTCATCTGCATGTAGTTCCAAGCATGCTTCGCGGAATGAATCAGCGTCATGCCCATCAAGATCGATCCAAGCTCCCTTGATTGAGCCGCTTGCGTACTTGGCGTAAGTTCCAACGTATATTCTGGGTTCTGTTGTGGTTGTCATATGTTTTGTTTGTAGTGTGTTAGGTTGCTGAGTTTTACTTGCGAGCGTCTTTAAGCGCTGACAACCACAGGGTTGCGGTGATCAGCAAGCAGCCTGCAGCCATAAGCTGAAGGGAGAGACGGACATAAGCGATGTGTTCTAGTGTGTTCATGGATTCGATGGGCATAAAAGTTGGGTTGGTTGAGGTTAGGCCAGCGTGACACAAGCGCGCTCTAATACGGCGACTCTGTAGGCCATTAAAGCATTTGTTGCGTTTAAGATACGCAGATAAGCCTCTGTGATTGGCATGCCAAGCGTGCCCGCTGTGCGGAGTGCAAGCAATTCAGCTTGTGCGGATTGCAGCTCTGCGTTTAGGGAGTCGATTAGTGATGTGTTATTCATACGAGGGCAAAAATACGGCGCTTTGCACAAGTAAGCAACAAAAAAGTGACGATAGGCAAAGAAAAGTGCGTAGTGCGTGCGTGCCTGGTGAGTGCGTGCGTGCGAGTGAGTGCGGCTCGGTGAGTGCACGAGAGGCGTGACTGTGGGACGTGCTGCGGAGTGCGGGCGAGTGCGGGCGTGCGGCGAGAGAGCGGGCGTGCGTGTGTGGGGGAAATAGTTCGTACACGAAGTAAATGCGTTACAGCCCCCACGCCACAAGCAACGACCGCGCGCGCTCACGGCAGCCCCGCAGCTCGCACTTGGCAGCCCGTTCCAGCCCGTCACTCGTGGTCCGCCGAGCATCAAACGCACCATCCCTACACCTGCCGTTTGACCAGCCCTTGCAAGCTGTTGCGCTTCAGTAGGTTGGCCATAACACAATACAAGACAAGTCAAATAGAGTGGAGTTTTACTCTGTAGGAATGCATTTTGACGCGTGAAAACCAACGACAGGGGGGGCGGGGGTCGACCAGGCTCGACCGGCGACGACGGCGACGCATAGCCCCCCTCAGACTTTTTTTCGCCAACTGGCCCCCTTTCGCGCTTACCCTGCACGCTACACTCACCTTGCATGCTACACCGTGCTAGTGTAGCGTCGCTTGTACTATGACCAAGTACACACTCAGCGAGAAGACGGTTAAGCAGCACTTAGGCCCGGCGTATCGGCCTATGTCGTACAAGCAGGACGTGGACTATATCGAGCGCAAGGCGTTTCGCGGTATCCGTCGTATTTATCGCAGTGACCTGTTGGATGGCACGCTGGCTTGTGATGTGACCGAGCAGGAGCCGGCTATCGTGGAGGAGGCGCAACCTGAGCCGCAGCAGTTGTTGGCAAGTGATGCGGTTACGGAACAGACGATTGTCATGTTATATCCGAACAGTCGCTGGGTTAAGACTGATATGGCTGACAAAGTGTTTGTGGGTGCTAGGGGCTTTAACTTTCGTAAAGGTCAGAAGATCCGGGTTAAGAACAAGACCATATGCATAAAGTGACGCTCAAAGACAAGTTGGCGGTATATGACACGCTTGATCGGCTTAAGAGTAAGTTTAAGTCGCTTATATTCGCATTAAGCGCAGGTTATGTGCTGCATATCGCGCTTAAGTGGGGCTTAAGCCTGGTGAACGCGCAAGAGATGCAGCTTAACACGTTTGAGTTGGCTATACTTTGGATTATCTGTTCTTAAGCTAGAGCTTACTTTTTACTCGCTAGTAAGATTGTCTTACTTCTAGCTTCGCGTTGCCGTTCGCACTAGGCTTCGCCCAGATGCTCACTCTCGCAGCTAACGCTGCTCACCGGAGGAGATAAACAATCCGGCAAGGAGAGTTGCGAGTGAGCATAGTACCCCCAAGACTCAGCATTACTGCCTATCTTGGGGGAGTACTATACAAAAAGGAGATCAACGATCCGTATAAGTGTCGTCGTTTCGTTTCGCAATTACAGTCGTGAGTGATGGCTACCCGTTCGGGAAACTCTTGCCATTCTCGTAGGCGTGACTGTCAGTACTCTGCAACTTTGAGGCCGAAGCAGATGTTTAATCCAACTCAAGGGGCGATAGTTGGAACCATTTAATCGCCTGTGCGTCCGATGTTTCAGGTGGTGCAGAGGGTACACGGTCGCCTATTTGACGACACAAGGAATTTAGAGCATCTTCAGGGAAAGTCAACTGTATGAATGAAGAAAATCAAGAAATTATCGAGAAAGTTTTAACCTACAAGCTGGAGGAACATCCAACGCTCCCGGCACCGAACAAGCGGCAGCGGCTAGAGATGATTGAGAACATTGGCCCGGAGAAGGTGCTTGATCTGTTCTTGATGCGGGAGAACAAGATTAAGGCCGAGCAGAACGATCCTATGCGCTATGGGCACGAGCTGCCGCACTGGCCCGATGCAGATAAGCTGCTAGACCGCTATAATGAGCTAGTCGTCCTTGGGGGGAACCGTAGTGGCAAAACTGAGTACGCAGCAAAACGCATGGCTGAAGCTTTCATTGGCACTGACCTCAACGGCCATACACCCGGCTGGATTAAGGAACGTCACGGGAAACGGAACATCCGCATCTGGTGCCTGCACACTACTCACATGACCAGTGTGTCCGCCCAGCAGAACGTCTTCTATAAGTACCTGCCGCCTGAGATACGAAATATTAAACGTACTAATCATACGCAAATTAGTTTTAGCCAGAAGAACGGGTTCAGCGACAATACGGCGGTGTACATGGGTAACCAGATCTGGTTCCTTAACTATGCCCAGGACATTAAGGTGGTTGAAGGTGGTGAGGTGGACTACGTCTGGTGCGACGAACTTGTGCCGCAGAACTGGCTCGATACCCTGCGCTACCGTCTGGTGACTCGGTCCGGGAAGCTGATTGTCACTTTTACGCCGGTGCAAGGGTACACCCAGGTCGTGAAAGAGTACATCAACAGCACCAAGGTGACGGCTACCCGCAAATCTCCATTATTACCCAATAACAACGTTTTGACGGTTCCGAAAGGCGAGATGCCCTATCAAGCGGAGAACTTGTATGGCAGGCACGCTTGTATTTGGTATCATACGGAACTTAACCCGTACAACAACTGGGAGCGCATGAAGCAGGAGCTTTCGGGGCGCTCCAGCCATGATATTAAGATCCGCGCTTATGGTTGGGCTGACCAGACCGCTGGAAGCGAGTTTCCCATGTTTGGTGACCATAACCTGTGGAAGGGAGACGCTGAAGAGGTTATCCCTGATGGAAGCAACTATATGGCGGTAGATCCGGCAGGGGCGCGGAACTGGTTCATGCTTTGGGGTAGAGTAGATAAGTACGGTATACTATGGATCTATCGGGAATGGCCGGATCAAAGCTACGGGGAATGGGCGCTTCCAAGTGACAAGGCGGATGGTCGAGCTGGCCCGGCACAGAAGGCCGGAGCAGGAAGGGGTGTGAACGAGTATACTGACTTGATCTGGAGCCTGGAGACGGCTGGAGACAAGCGTGAGATGATCGTGGACCGTTGGATTGACCCAAGGACGGCTGGAACGGAGACGATCACCAAGGACGGCGGTATTACAGTGTTGGACTTACTTTATCAGACTGATAATCCGCTTATGTTTACTCCGGCGGCTGCCATGCCAATTGAGGAGCGTGTGATGATTATCAATGATCTTTTGTCATGGAATGTAGAAAATCCAATGGTAAAAGGTGTAAATCATCCAAAACTAATGGTTCACGAGTCTTGCCAGAACTTAATATACAGCTTAAAGGAATGGACTGGACAAGATGGACAAAAAGGTGCTAGTAAAGATCCAATTGACGCCTTAGGGTATATGGTGGTAATGCAGCCACAATATTTTGGAGGCGAACAATGGGAAAAGCAGATGAAGCAAATGGCTAAATGCGGTTCCTATTAAAAGTTTAATTGTCTATGTATTCAGCTTCTTCAGATCCTTTAGCTATTGCGACAGCCATCCCTGACGTTGGGGATCTGTTGAGTGAGTACAACCGCGCAATGATTAACTCGACGCAGGGTAACCTGACGACGAAGTTTGATGATGTGCGTTTTGCTCGCTGGGCCGGGCAAAGTGATGACGGGAAAAAGCATAGTAATTTGCGTAACGAAGGTGATCCTGCTTGGCCGTTTGAAGGAGCCAGCGACGTTCGCAACCGATTAATTGACTCTACCTGTAACGAGTTGTCTGCGTTAATGGTAACTGCCTTTGAGCGTGCAACCATTCGCACGAGTGGCATCGACATGAACGACATGACGATTAGTGGCATTGCTACTACGTTGCTTCATTGGATTCGCGACAGCAAGATGCCGCTAGAGCTTCGACGTGAAGCTGAGCTTGGTGCTCAGTATGCCTTTCAATACGGCTGGTCTGCCTTCTTTGTAGGCTGGAGACAGAACATCAGCAAGCGTGAGCAGCCAGTGACGATGAATGAGATCATGGCTTTGGCGCAACAGTCGCAAAGTCCAACGCTCATGCAGTTGCCGGACTTAATTATGCAGCAGTCTGATGAAGCTGCGGCTATTCTTGAGGCAACTATCCCAGATTTAACAGCCACTGACGCAAAACGAATGGTCAAGGAATTGGCCGAAACTGGAGCTACGACTAGAGATGAAGAATACGTTAGCAAAAACCTTCCTGAGATTATTGCTCTTAAGCCTTGGGATGAAGTTCTTGTTCCGCCTGAGACGGCAGACTTGCAACGATCCCGTGTAATTTTCCGACGGACGTGGATGTCTGAAGTGGAGATTCGCGAGAAGATCACCACAGAAGGCTGGAACAAAGACTGGGTGGAGTTGGCTGTGCAGATGGCTGGTAAGAGCAGCACGATGTACAACACGAACATCTTGCCCAGCACTGAGCTTCTTGTATACAACGGGCTCAACTACCAGAACATGATTGAGGTGGTGTACTGCTACACCAAGAGCTTGGACGGTAAAGCTCCGTGTATCTACTACACTGTTATCTGCCCACAAGCAGCTGTCGATCACCGGAAGGAGCAAATCTCGTATGCTATCCATGAAAGACTCGATTACGCGCACGGAGAGTATCCGTTTGTGGAGTTCCGTCGTGAGTGCATTCGCCGCGCTATTACTGACACTCGCGGTGTCCCTGAGCTTGCTCACACGGATCAGGATGAAGTTAAGGCTCAACACGATTCCATCAGGGATCATACTGCCTTCTCGACTCTTCCTCCCATTAAAGTCGTCAAACGGATTGGTGCCATCAATCGAGTTGGGCCGGGAGTGCAGCTACCTGTCGTAAGCCCATCAGACTACACGTTCATGGATCCGCCCGCTCGCGAGCCGGGTGTGGCGTTTAACTTGATCCAACGCGTTGAAGCCAGTCACGCAGCTTACTTTGGCACGGTTAATCCTAGCGTTGATCCACGCAAGACACAGCTTAGTCAGCAGATGCTGGTAAACACTTGGCTGCTTACTTGGCGGACAATCTTCCGGCAGATGTTCAGCCTGTGCTGTCAGTATATGTCGCCTGCTGAGATACAGCGCATCACTGGCGGACAGTTACCGCAAAGCCTGTCTGAGATCCATAACGAGTTTGATCTTACGGTCAAGTTTGACGTGATGGATCTGGATAAGGACTACATTGCACAGAAGATTGATTTTCTTCAAAAGGTTGCACAACTTGACACTGGCGGAGTCTTGAACAGGAACAAGCTCACCGAGATGATGATTCAGGCTATTGCTCCAGAGGTGGCAAAAGACTTGATCCTCAATCCTCAGGATGCCAGCAGGCAGATGTTTAAGGACGTGCAGTCAGACATTGGCATGATGCTGCTCGGCAACGAGGCGCTATACCAAGAGAACGACCCGGCTGCACAGACCAAGCTGCAATACGCACAACAGGTCTTGCAGGCTAACCCGAAAGCGCAGACTGCACTTCAACAGGATGAGAACTTCCGGGCGCTCTTTGAGAACTATGTTAAGAGCCTTCAGATGTCTGTTATGCAACAGCAAAATGCGCAGATTGGCCGGATTGGAGTAACTCCAGTGGCACAGCAGGCACAACAGTAATATGACGGAAGATCAAAAGAACGCTTTTGGATTTTCAGGGAAAAACCTTGTTTGGTCAGAAATATGTAAGGTTCTTGAGCAGCTACAAGAGCAACACTGGATGGTTGCTATAAGTAAAGACTGCAAAGGAGAAGATAGAATACATGCGGCAGGACAGGCTGATGGGATTAATTTAGTTTTGAGCACACTTATTGAATTAAGAAAACAAGCTAGACAATTAAATGGCTTGACTCCTGAAAA